TCGGAGCGGGCGGCTGGAAGTTCTGCGGGTTCTCAAAGAACTGCGTAACATCCTTGAACCCTGCAACAGCCAGCATCTGCTCAAGCGTGTTGTAGTAGTTGTTCATCGACACCAGCGGGTTGTTCATCGGGCCGAGTTGCTGCAACAGCATCTCTTGCTTCTGAGCGATGACGTTCAGGAAGGCCATCTTCTGCTGATCTGAGCCTGTTCCCAGTGCAACATTCACCACAACGTCCATGTTTGCGTCCCAAACACGCGGGTCGATGGGGACAAACTGGTTACGCAGACGAACGATACGCGGCTTGTCTTGGTTCTTCACCAGCAGCTTCAGAGCCTTATCCATCATCGTCTTAAAGCCAGTCTCGGCAAAGATGCGGCAGATAAGTTCAATATGCTGCTGAGAGGCCGTTACAGCGGCGTTAACAGCCGTTGCAGTGCCAGAAGCCAGTGCAGACGGGTCAAGGCCAGCAGATGCCTTCGTGATGCCTGTGCGGCTCTCCTTAACCTCATCCATGTATTGCAGCATGGGGAAGGCCGCCTGAGATACGTTCGGTGTTACGAACGGCTGCACAGCACCTTGCGACTTCATGCGGATGATGCCGCCAACTTCGGTGTTCAGAACGTCTTCAATAGACGCTTGGCCTTCAACGACACCCATGTAGATCGACTGAGCCAAGCTATCCAGCGTGTTGCGCATAATCGACGACTTAATGCGCTGAATGTCCATCACAACGTCAGCAACGGACATACCGAAGAACGTGTGAGGCTCTGGATCAGGGCAGAAGTCAAAGAACGGATGGTCGTCTACAGCTTCTTGGTGCAGCAGCTTGTAAGCGTTACCACCTACGCAGACCTTACGAAGCTCGGCAATCCCGTCTCCGTCCATGTCAACGTAGAGATAGCCCTCAATGTAGAGAACCTTCTTAGCTGATACGTCAGTCCGGCCAGCGCCAAGGATGGTTGCCTGCGGGTTGCGGTCAAACGTCTCTTGGTTGCCTTCGAAGTCGTCCTGTGTTTCGTAGCCAAGGTTCTCAACTTCGTCCTGCTCGTAACCCATAGCCACAAGCTCAGAGACAGTCATGTAACGACGATGGCCGATAAACTCGAAGTCATTGATAGACTTAGCACGGCGATCAATCAAAAGCTCTTCAGGAGGCAGCGCAGCTACGTTAAGGCGGCCTTCCTTCTCCTTACGGACGACTGTGGCGCTGTAGACTGGCATCTGAACGACTGTAGCGATGCCTTCAGGGGTCAGCATCTCAGTCTCAGTGTATTCTACTTCAACCTCACGAAGCTCGACTTCTGGGTCGGACATGAGAACCATGTAGGCGTTCTCGTCGATGCCCTCAATCTCGTAGGTCTTTACTGTTTCAGTCTCATCCCACCAGATTTTGCCAAAGCCGTTCTTACGGATGAGAGCATCCTTGAACATGGCGTAGGCGTGGATGAAAAGGTTGTTGTCGCGTGTCAGGCAGTAGTTGACATAATCCGTGGCTTGCTCGGCAACCTGAATGTCTTCAGCGCGGTTCGGAGCGTATTCCACCACGTTAGACGAGCCAAAGAACACCCGCATAACGCTCGGCAGGATGGCTTGCACTGTATCGCGCACATCCATCGACACGACCTGAGAGCGGCCCTCCTCTTCGTTTCCGAAAGGCTCACCCTTGTAATACTGCCCAGCTTCAGCGCGCTCGGGAGAGATAACGTCATCAATATAGGCTTGCGCGTCATCAATCTCGCCAGCGACGATGTTCTGAAGCTCTTCATCAGACATAGCCTCTTCTTCAGGCATATCGACTTCGACTTCCATGCCGTCCTCCATCTCCATAGAGACTTCGGGCATAGCGTCTTCCATTTCAGCCATCGTGGGCTTTGCGTTCTTTCGATATGCCATAGTTTCGCCTTACTTCTTCTTCGACTTGCCTGCTTCAGACAGGGCAATCGCAATGGCCTGCTTGCGTGACTTAGCCATAGGGGCCTTTGCGGGGCCTTTGGGGTTCACACCAGCGTGCAATGTCCCACGCTTGTATTCGCCCATTACCTTGGCAATCTTCTTCGCTGCTGCGTCGAGCTTCTTCATTTGGATTTTCCTTTGTTCCGAGCGGAGATAGCTTTGGATTTGGCTTTCGCGTCTGCTTTAGATGACGCACCCCACGCTTGCAGCGATAAGAGGAGGCGGGTTGGTTTTCCCTTCTCATCGCGCTCCGGCCCAGGCATGCCGCCCATGCGTGCTAAGAATGATGCCCTCCGAGGATTATCGCCAGACTTAACGGGAGCTTTTAGGTTCATTCCCTGCGCTTTTGCGGACGCACGACCTTTGGCGTTTAAGCCACCAGAAGGGGATTTACCCTCTTTGCGTGTCCATGCAGGAGACTTCATCAAACAATTCCACGGATATTGCGCTTTATAGGCGTATAACCCATTTGTTCGCGATGCGCTATGGCAAAGTATCTTGCAGCGTCTGCGTAGTGTGAAGTCCAGTCATGATACGGGTGTGACTGAAACTCTTGGCGCTTGTCGTCGTAAATACGGCGATACATTCTCAGCGCCTCAATCCCCGTCTTGCAGTTGTCTTTGTCGAACCAAGAGCGCGGCAAAAGCATCCTGAGAGCCTGAATGCCGTCAATGACATCCATGCGCGGCGCAATCTCAATGTTACGCAGCCCAAGCTCCTGCAAAACCTCTAAGCGGCTCTTGCCAGTTCCAAGCTCACGGACACGAACGTCATGCGGAAGATAGTGGTTCCCCCAGACGTAAGGCTTGTCCTGCAGCTGCTTTACATACCAGTCGAGGCCAACGCCTTCACCTTTGAGACAATCAATCCAGCGGGTTTCTCCACCATGCGCCTGGACGAACCAGATGACAGTGCTGTCGGACATACCCAAGTCCCAAGCAGTGTGGACTGGTAGAGATGGGTCATAAGGAACAGATGTAATTCGTGCCTCTGCGTCTGCATCTGAAAACTCTTTGCCATAGTATGCGCCACGAATGGCTGCGTCGAAGCTGCACTCGTATTCTTGGTTAAACTCGTCTTCGCTCATCATGCGTCGAGCGTCATTAAGTTCCTTGTTGTCCAGCAGGCCAGTCTCAGAAGCCTTCAGCATCAGGCGTGACCAGTCTTCGTCCTGCTCCGCGTTCTGCCACAGGTCATAGAAGACGTTCTTACCCTTGGGCGTTCCAATGAAGATTGCCCAGCCTTTGCGGTCTGAAAGCGCAGGACGGATAACTTGCGTCCAGACAGTCGGGTTCATGTCACCAAACTCGTCCAGCACGCATCCGTCGAGATAGATACCACGCAGTCGATCGGGATTGTCAGCGCCATAGATGCGGATACGAGCGTTGTTGTTCGGTAGCTCAATCCAAAGCTCTGAGGCGTTTACCTTGCGCTCGTCACCAAAGCATTCGGTGTATTCCAGCAGATACTGCCAGGCGATGTCTTTGGCTTGGTTAAGCTGCGGCGCGATGTAAGCGAAGCGTGGGTTTGGCTTAATGCAGCACGCAGCCTCTTTGATTAGGTCGTTAACGCACGCAACTGTCTTACCAGCGCGGCGATGAGCTACGACAATTCCCCACCGCGTCTCACGCAAGTGAAGTGGCATGAACTGCTTGCGCGGCTCATACGGGCTTTCGATTGCTTTTAGCTCGGTGTCTTCCACACAAGCGCGCCCCTTACCGCGATGTTAGCTTCAATGTCCGCGTTGATCTGTAGCGGGAGGACTTTCGGATAGATGGTCGTCCAGAACGCACGCTCGTTAACTTGGTTCTCTTTAGCCCATGCAACAAGGCGCTCTGTGCCTCCAAGCTGTTCTGCTGCTTGAGAGATTACGTTCTTAGCTAACTGCGTGGTCTTGTTAGGCACGCCCTTAGGTCGACCAGGCCCAGGCCCAGGAAGGTTCCCGAACTTATTTGCAGTTTCTTTTACTGGCTGTTCCATGCAGCCTATTTCGTATTAGCGCGGTAGTTTGTCAACACTGCGCCGCAATCACACCATGAACGAATATCGCCCCAGCGGGTTACAGCGCAGTTGACGTGATGCTTAATTTCGCTTGATCCTACCCATCGAACCTTTGAAGCGTCCACGCTCGTCTCGGTCTGTGTAGAGTGTAATTTCATCCTGAAGTTCCTCAATCTTCTCACCTAGGTATATAGCACAAACGATATACCCGATGATGAAACCTCCGGCTACGCAACCACCATAGATAGCTAGTTCAATCATTTTCCTTTTCCTTTCAGGGCTTCTCAATCTGCCTCCACCAGCGCCTTGTCGTCGTCAGTCATACTCAAACGCTTTCCCTTTTTCGCGGATGCGGTTTGCGATATCCACCAACGCCTTGCCATCGCCAGTCATACTCTTCCCCTGCCACATATTCGTAGACACGGAGTAGCGCCTTGTAATCCTCATCGTCTTCTAGCTTATCGACGCTGTTTGCGCGGTATCCAGCCCTTTTAATTTTGATTTTGTCTTCAAGCCACGCGATAGCAATCTCATCTGCAAAATCGACATGAAGATTTACCGTTATCATGTCAGTCATACTCATCGCTGTATAACTCCTTGTTTGTCAGCACCCACTTCATGTCTAGCCGACGAGCCTCTCGGACTAATCCGATGTATCTCCTTCTGGCGCGGTCTAGTTGTTCTGGGAGCATCCTCTTTCGATAGTCTACAAACTTGTCGTTCTTAGTCTTGGCATCCATTAGAGCCGTCCACCAAACTCCCAGCCAACTCGTGCGCAAAACGCTACAGCCGCTGACAAAACACCAATGGCGAGAACGGCCATCGCAATATCAAATACCTGTTGCATCAGTTTCCCCTTCATATTCTTGATACCTTGATGTCGTAAGCCCAGGCGATAGCGTCGATCTGCTGGTCCTCTGTCATGGGTCCATAGACCTTCTTGCTGTCAAGTATCGCTTGACACTCTGCCTTGGCGCTCTGCTCCATCAGCTTGCGGTAGTAAGTGTCGCTCTCTGACTTGTCCGGCAGCTTTGCGATGCTGATCGGCTTGGTCATGCGGATCATGATGGCGTTTTTCATCGCACAACCACCACTGGCTTGCAGCTTGCTACGAGAACCTTGTCACCCTTCTGCTTGGCGGTTCGCTCAATGACGATTGGCTTCAGTCCCTTGATGGCGAGATAGTCGCGGTAGCTTTTCACAGCGCCAACTCCTTCGTCAGAGCGATAACTACGCAAGCGCCGATAAATGCGCTGCAGGCGAAACAAACGATAGCTTCCTTGAGTGTCATGTCTACTCTCCCTTACCAGCTTTGCTGTTTGATTGCGTTAACCAAGTCTTCCATCACATCTGCTGCAAACATCCACTCCTTCTTTTCGTCAAAGGCGTAACGAATGTCGGCGATGTCCTCTTCGATGAACTTGATAATCGCGTTCAGTGAAACTTGCTTGTCTTCCATGTCTAACTCCTTCGTGTCTATGAAGGCCACTTTAGCGCCTAAAACGCATTGGTCAATACCTATTTCTTATTTTTTTCGTCTTCTAGGCTCCGCTGCCATCTAACTATCTCCCATTCGTGTTCAAACTCCATGGGTTTCCAGCGCCATCTCTGGGGGTCTACTGCCCTGCGTATCTCGCCGTTACGGAAGATTATATCCACAAGCTCAAATGGTGGGCAGCGGCCATTGTTCTTAGGCAACTGGCAAACCCTTCAGGCTTTCAATCTTAAACTCTTTCATGATGGCTGCCGCCTGTTCTGCGGTGCAAGGCTCGTTGCTGGCTTCGTCATCAGCCGGAACCCAGTCATGGATGGATGGCTTTGGAAGGTAGTAGTTGCCTTCGTAGTCGTAGTTCAGCAGGCACATATTCCAGGCTACACGCTTCAGGTGATCCGGGATGCGGTCAATCTCAGCCTGCGTAATGTCACGCTTCCGCAACCGTTTGAACAAAACGTCATACTTTGTGTCGCGGAACCTCAGCTTCATTGCCCCAAACTGGTCAACATACCATTCGATGTCATTGCGCTCCATCGACACGTTGCGACGATTAGCACGGACTTGCGGGTCTAGAATAATCTCGACAGCGACTTCAGATTGCGCAGCCTTCTTTTCAAGCGGATTAACCATTGTAGTTGCCCTCCAGTATCTTTTGGAAATTAGCTTTCTTAAACACCCAGTCGAACGTGCATCCGCGCCAGCCATTGTCTCCACGAAGGAATGGGCTGGTTTTGATGTTCTCAAACACCGTCACGAAGTCATCAATCGAGTATTGCCCAATCCTAGCCTTCAGCAAGTCCCTGCGTTCAGGTGTTAAGTCCCTAACCTTTGGCTTTCCAAGATGTTGTGCGGTCTGGTTCCAAAACTCCATAACGTGCCTTGGATTAAAATTGTCCTCCTGCTCGTCTGAAACAGGTGTTTCGGACATACACTCGTTAGAGTGTATAATATCTGTCTCTGTATCTGTCTCTGTATCTGTATCTGGGGGCGTTTCTGTAACGTTACATGAAACGTTACACTCACCGTTACGCTTTTCACGGTGTTTCTTCACACGATCCGCAGAATTGTCAGACTTATACTGCCTCTTATCCCAGCCGTGTGGTGCATAACGGAACCCGTCAGGCCCACCGTTACGCTTATCGATAAGGCCAGCGATATGGAGGCGTTCGACTACCGTTACGGCATCGTTTTCAGATATGCGTAAGGCAAAAGCTATATCGCTGATGCACGGCAGCTTGCCATCATTGCGCGATGCAAGACAGAGCAAGTTAATCCAGATTTTAAAATCTTGGGGCGGGAGGCGCTGGGCCTTCGGGTCATCCAGCATCTCATCATACAAGCGAAACCAGCGGCTCATGGCTTAATGCCTTGCGCTGAACACAATACGTTTGTAGGAAAAATCATTAGACGATGCCTCCTTATCAGGCTGAGTTTAGGGACGGGGGAGAGCGGGTAACTCTCCTCCAACCCGTTCTACATACCACAGCTTATGGCATCTTAAAAGAGCCATATTTCACCAGAGAACTTCTCCGTAAGCCAATGTGATGGCTTACTGTCGTGCGGTCTACACCCATGAAGTGAGCGATGCGCTGCGGGTTCCAGTTTAGCTTATCGTGCATCAGGGACATAAGATGCCTGCGTGCCGTGATGATGGGCTTTACCCGTGAGCTACTGAATAGCTGCTCTCTGGTAACGTCATATTCTGCCATCACCTGTTCAATCAGCTTATTACCCTTCTCGCTGATTAGCTTTGGGACTGCTGGTGGTGGGGGCGCTACCGGCTCTGGCTCTTTGATAATCGGCCACTCAAACTTTGGCTTGTATTCTTGGGCCTCAGTTTTGCGGCAATGCCTAATCCTAATCATTGTCTAAAGTTCCCTTTTTCTATATTATCTAATCACGCTGCGTAGGTGGCGTGGCCCCGTTGTAGCGTTTCTCCCTTCCGCTCCGGGGCCTTATTTCTCGCA